GCCGCGCTCCAGGCGGAGGCCCTGCCTGAAGTCAAAGTGGAGGGCGGGATCTTCGTCTACGACGAAACCCGCTACATCCGCGCGGACCAGCTGCCCTCGATCGTCGATCAATCCGCTCGTGCGGGTGAGCAACGTGCCCTTCGTAAGCTGCAGATGAGCCCGGCTACCCGCCGCCGTGTTGGGGTCTGATGGAGCTGATCATCGGCAACGAGCTGACGCTCAATGGCACCACCTACCAGAACCACACCCTTGAGGCCGCCGACTTCTTGCCGTTTGGCTTCTCGGGTGGCGTGATCAACCGCCAGGGCGACAACATCACAGCCACGCTGGTCTTCCCCAACACCGCCCTCACCCGCTCCTGGATCCACGAGGCCATCGACGCCAAGTGGGTCGCCCGGGTGAAGGTGAAGCTCCTCTCCCCAGTGAAAGAGCTGTACTCCTATGTCGGGCAGGTGTCAGCGGGCAACTGGGATGACACCCGCGCCACGCTCCAGCTCAGCACCGTGCTCGACGCGGTGGACGGTGACATCCCCTTCCGCACGCTGACCACCGATCTGGTCGGCCCTTTGCCCACCTCCGGCAACCTCTACTTGTCGTGATCGACCTGCTGGGCCGCCCCTACCGCCTGGGCGCGGACGGCACCGACCCCGACGGCGCGCTCGACTGCGTCCACCTGGTCTACGAAGTCCGCAACCGGCTGGGGCTCACCTCCCCACCCTTCCGCGCTGACTGGTATGACCTCCCCACCCGCACAGTGCTGCGCGACCTTTTGCAGTGGGGAGAGCGCATCAAACCACCCCTTTACGATGGTGATGTGGTCTTAGCGCCTGGTGCGACATGGATGTTCGGCGTGGCGTGGGAGACGGGCCTGCTGATCGTGTCGGAGACCAGCAAGAAGGTTCGGTGGACAGCGCGGGCGAACATTCCGCACTGTCACTGTTTCAGGCAGCGCCAATTAGCCGCCCCCTACTGCCATGGGAACGGCAGCTGATTGACATCCTCGGTTGCAGCGAAGCGGACTTCCAAGAGTTCGTTCGCTACACCACCGAGCGCTCCCGTATCCGCCCCGCGGAATACGACCGGATCCCAGACATCCGGTGCGATCCAGTCACGATCATCATCAATCTCGTCATCGGCATTGCGCTGACGGCAATCTCCTATGCGCTGACACCGAAGCCATCCATGCCCAGCCAGAAGGGCGGGCAGAAGACGCTGGCCAGCCGCACCGGCGCCGAGCGCTTCGCCAGCACCTACGGCTTCGAGTCTGCCCAGGAGCTGGCGCGTTACGGGGAAACGCTGCCGATCGTCTGGACGCTGTGGACCGGCAGCAGCGGCGGTGTGCTGGTGAGCCCGCGCCTGGTCTGGTCACGCATCCGCGCCCTCGGCGGCCAGGAAGTGGCCAAGCTGCACCTCGCCATCGGCGAAGGCGACATCGACCCGCCCGACGAGAAAGGCATCTTCATCGGCAACAACAGCGTCGATGCCCTCGGCAAGAGCGAATTCGCCTACTGGCACAACCAGTCCGGACGGTGCGTGCGCAGCGACCTGCTCTACGGCTCCCAGAAGAAACGCCACCACGGCGACCCCGATCTGGATGAGTACCTCTTCTATGCCGGCATGGCGGAAGGCGCGTTCAGCGGCGCCTACATCCCCTCGAACAGCACCGCCTTCGGCGTCTACGAATCCATCCCAAACGGCCTGACCTACCGCGTCAACTGGCGCGTGATCTCCTACGCGGAGGACGCCGACCTGGCAGCGCGCAACCCTTCCAAGTGGGAGCGTCGCAAGATCGCAGGCCCCAACAAGGGCCACCCCGGCATGTACGGCGTCGGCTGCGGCTGGCCCCGTCGCCAGGGCCTTGTCGCCGGCGGGTCCTTCAAGGAGGGCGAATCCAACCTTGCCAAGGTGGGCGACCGCATCAACTTCCGCATCACCGGCCAGAAGCTGAGCGTCGGCACCCTCGGCGACAGCATCAACGGCCAGTTCAACATCAGCGACATCGACAACACCCTCGACAGCGAGTGCGCGAGGGCCGACAGCATCCTGCAGATCGGCGAGACCATCCAGATCGGCATGACCCTCTGGAAGGTCACCGACCGCGCGCTCGATGCCTGGGACGTCGGCAAGAGCCAGTGGATCTCCCTGGAATGCACCGAGCTGGTCGGTGGCGCCACCATCGGCATCCCACCAGCCCAGAACATCACCTCGGCCAACCCCATTGAGGAAGACCGCACGCTGCTGCAGGGGGGCTTCCTGGTCGGCGTGCCGTTCTACCCGCTGGCGCGCACAGCACTGGCCCACATCAAGAACACCCGCCCCTGCGATCGCACCGAGGTCTGCATCAAGTCGCAGGTGTGGACCCGCCTCAACGGCATCTGCAACTTCCAGACCATCCCGCGCCCCAGCGAGCTGATCGACCTCGACTCAGAAAACATCGCGGTCACCAGCGGCACCCAGACCCTCTACGACTGGCGCACGTCCATCTTCAACATCTCCTACCGCCAGGTCGGGGCAGAGGAGTGGATCCGCACCGAAGTCCACTTCTGCGTGCGGGGCAGCTCTCCCACAGACCAGTTCAACTTCCTGGTGCTGCGCCACCCGAAGCGGGCGGCCTATGAGTTCCGCTTCATCCCCGTTCCGTCTGCCAAAGCCCAGCGGTTCCCCAACAGCACCAGCTATGTCTGGCTGCAGGGCGGCTCGAAGAACGTGGTCGGCGTCCAGGCCGAAGGCGGGCTACTGGTCGAAGCGCCTGGTGTGCAGATCAACTGCCGCCTGGTCGAGCAACTCGACACGATGCGCAAGGACGCCACCAAAGCCAACACCGGCACCGGGGACGGCGACAAGGTTCCCGTCAAGGTCACCGGCGTCGGCATCAAGGAGTGGATCGACTACCAGGCATACATGTGTACGTTGTTGGGGCGCCCGAGCGCGGCGGGACAGACCAAGACCTCCAGCGTCACCCTGGCCTTCACCAACCTGGAGCCCATCGTCAACACGACCTTCACGGTCACCGCCACGTCCTACAAGTTCACGGACGGCAGCATCCGCTGGCCGCAGAACCCCACCATTCGAGTCACCAGCTCTGGGTGCAACAAGCGCCATTTCGTTGGCGGTGAAGCCATCCACACGCTCACCGCTGATGGCAACAACCCCAACGGTGTCGTCGGCCTGTGCCGCGTCACCTACGTCACCACGGCGATCTCGGAGACCGGGTGTGCCACGACCCCCGACACAAGCGATAAACCTGGCCGAGAGTTTGAGGGCAATACCCAGATCGGTGAGGTGAGCTTCTACGGCGATCTGATCTCTCGTAGCTGCGACTCCGGCCCCGAGCACTCCATTGTCGCCGTCAACGAGCTGCTGGCACCCCCCGAGGAGCTACCCACCTACGAAGACATGAGCATGGCGGCCATGTCGGTGAAGAGCAGCCGCAACATGGGCAGCATCGATCAGGTGCGCCTCTGGATCCACACCGGCACCAAATCCTCCAACAGCTTCCCGCAGCTCGTGAAGTACCTGCTGGAGGGCAACGATGACACGATCGACACTGCACTGATCGACTACGACTCGATCGCCAAGACCGACGAGTTCTGCAAGACCAACAAGCTCTACTTCGATGGAGCGATCGACGAGAAGCAGAACCTGCGCTCCTACCTCGCAGAGATCGCGCCCTACTTCCTGTGCAACTTCGTGATCCGCAACGGCAAGTTCGGCATCGAGCCCGCGCTGCCGCTGAACACCGAAGAGTTTCCGATCACGCAGCTGTTCACAGCCGACAACATCATCGAGGGCTCGTTCAGCCTGGAGTACCTGCCCCTGAGCGAACGCCGCGACTTCCAGGCCAACGTGGTCTATCGCACCGCCAGGAAGAACGAGCTGTTCCGCACGGTCAGCATCCGCTGCCGCTGGGGCGACAAGAGCCGGCAGCTCCCCATCGAAACGCTCGACCTGAGCACCTTCTGCACAACGAAGGATCACGCGATCCTGGCGGCGAAGTACCTGATGACGCTGCGCCGCCGCGTCACCCACGCCCTCAAGTTCCAGACCGCCCCCGAGGAAGCGAGTGTCAGCCCCGGCTCGCTGATCAAGGTGGCGCTCACCCAAACCGTCAGCGACTTCGCCGGCAACGGCGTGGTTGCAGCGACGGGCGTGGTGACCTCAGCCACCCGCTACGAAGACGGTGACTACTCCGTTCTGTACTACAAGCCTGGAATGGCGGATGTAGCCAGTGCCGTGCTCCACATCCAGGGTGGGGCCACCAGCCAGCCGGAGCTGTTCGGTTCCATGTTCACCGTGGCAAGCGAGAACATCTTGACGGCTGAGTACATGGTGGATTCCGTCGAGATCGGCGACGACGGTCTGGTGTCGATCACGGCGGTTAATTACCCGGTCGAACTTATGCTGAGCGACATCCAAGGCAGCGCGATCGTTGTGGAGGACACCTGATGCCATTCCCGACCGTCACCCCCTCTGGCCGCAGCTACGACCCTGGCGACTGGCCCGTCAAGACCTACGCCTCGATGTCGGGTGCTTCGATCCGCCTTCGCTACGGCAACCACCGCACCGGCGCTGTCCTGAACCTGAGCTACGACAACCTGCCTGACGCCACAGCTCAGCAGTTTCTCGATCACTACACAGAGGTAGAAGGCACCTTCAAGACTTTTGCGCTTCCCGTCGAGACGACGGGCGGATGGAGCGGCGCTGCCTTGTCTCCAGGAACCCATGCAAATTCTGCATACCGCTACAGCAGCCCACCGAAAGTGACCAACGTCCGGCCTGGCCGCTCCTCCGTTTCGGTTGAGCTTCAGGGGGTCATGTAGCCCATAGACTGAGAAGGAGGTGGCACGGGCATGGCGTTTTACTCAGGCAGTCAAGGTCAGCTACTGATCGACGGCGTGGCCGCTGCTCGCGTTCAGGGTTGGAGTGTGAGCACGAGCCTGGGCCTGCTCGACACCACCAGCCTTGAAGATACGGATCGCACCAGCACGCCCGGTGTCCGATCCACCACGGGCAGCTGCACCCTCTTCTATTACGCACCGGAACCAGGCGAGAACGGTCGCAACGACGCGTCGGTGCTGATCAACAAGCTGGTCAAGAGTCGGCTGGCAGGGCAGCGACCGGGGCAAGCCGCAGAGAGCGAGGCCGTCACGTTGCGCTTGCGCGTGGCCGACGGCAGCACCACCGGCAAGTTTCTCGAAGTGAGTGCGCACCTCACCAGCGTCGAGATGCGCATGGCGGTGGGGGAGGTGTTCAGCGCTCAGGTGGCATGGGAGGCCAATGGCGCTCCTGTGAAGGTCAACCTCTGATGTCTGGCATCTATTTGGGCGACAGTGGCAAGGTGGAGCTTCGCCGCTACGCCAACGACGCACCACTTACTGGTGTGCTAGTTCCAGAAGATGTCAACGCAAACAGACGCCGCTTCAGCGTCACATTTGACACCAGTGCGCTGATCACCGGCGATCAGCTGAAGATTGAGCGCACCGATGGCGGCGATCTGGAGTTGGTACAGGGACACGCTTACCCCGACGGCCAATGGTTCTGCCACGTCGATGCCACTGGCGGGGTCCGCCTGTTCGACAACTTCGATGATGCCATCAACGGCGAAGAAGGGCAGGCGCTGCTGCTGGTCGCACCTAGCACTGAACAGGAGATCAGTGTCGAAGTCATCAACCGGCTTTACCGCTGCCTGGGCAACATCACGGAATGGCAGCTCACCACCAACCGAGATGCGGTGGACCTGACTGGGCTCGGTGAAGAGCATCGGAGGTTTTACACCAGCGGGTTGATGAGCGGGCAGGGCAGTTTGCAGTGCTTCTGGAACCACGAGCAAACCCTGTGCGACGGCACCGGCAGTGAAAGCATTGAACTGCCTCATTACTTGGCTCAGCTAGTGCTCCGTTGCCAGTTGGGTGCGGGGTTCCTCGGCCACTTCTACATCAAGACCGGAGAACAAGGATTTGCCGGTGTGCGGGGCGCCGCCTCCGACACCTACATCTGGTGGGAGTGCGAGGCCGTTGTCACGAACGTCGGGATGGTCTTCAGCCCCGGCCGTCCTGTGCAGACCTCGATCGAGTTCATCACCACTGGCCCCGTCAACCTGCGCATGGGCACGCCGCCTAGCTACCTGTTGCAGGAGGAGGGTTCGTTGATCCTTCAGGAGGACGGTAGTGCGCTCCTCCTAGAAGACGACTGAACTGCCCAATAGACTTGAGGTAGCACGGTCGTCGTTTAGCTGTCATGCCGGACCTTGAGATTTCCAGGCTGCCGGTCCTGAGCGGGGCCTCGCTCCAGGCAACGGACCCGCTGGCCCTGGCAGACCTCAGTGC